CCGCCAGGTCCATATCTGACCCGGGGATGTCGGCGTAGGACGCGCCTGTCGCCGCAAACGATGCCGCCCGCATTGTCACGGGCATCGGGTATCTCATTTTGCCTCCTTCGAAAGGGAGACGGGAGCCGGTTGCTCGGCTCCCGTCTCATCGCTTTTGACCTGAGTGAGCATGCGGTCGACTTCGGCAGTCACGCCGTCGAGCACGTTGATCTCCGCTGCGGCGGCCAAAAGACCATCGAGGCGCTCTAGCTCCGCCTCCGACAGTCCTGAGAAGTACTCTCTGAGCTGAGGGCTGATTCGAACGTCATCTGGGACATCCATCGTCGCGCCCCCTTAGCTCGTCGCGGTGGACGTGATCGTGCCGTGACAGTACTCGTGGGCGTAGTCGATACCCATGTGACCGTAGATCTGGCCCTTCTCACTAGCACCGGTGCGCGACAGCTCCTCGTAGAAGAGCACGCCCTTGCCCGGGACCGGGTTGAAGACAGGCCTGACAACGCTCATGTCGGCGATCAGGACCGTCGCTGCCGGGACCTGCGGCTCGTAGACCACCGACAGACGGCAGAACTCCGTCAGAATGGTGGAGACGGCTACGCCGCCCACAGTGCGGTCCATCGGCGCGAAGCCGTAGATGTCGCTGATCTTCTGGACGTTGAAGGCGTTGGCGAACAGCACCATGTTGGTGAACTGTGCGCCGTTGCCGGCCATCGTGCGCAGTAGCTCGTTGATCTTCGTCTTCGACAGCGCGGCGCTTGAGGCGCTCACGGTGTTGGACGAGATCGCCGTGATGATCCCACGGGTCTTCGGCGCCGATGACGTTCCCGTGGCCGACGCGTAGCTGCCATTGAGGAACGTGTAGTCGGCATCGAGTGCGATCTGGCGCAGATTGACTTGCACCTGCCAGTCGCGCTCGCTCTGCACCGGCTGGTTACCCAGCACCTGCAGCCCCGAGAAAGAACCCCGGTTGGCCTGCTTGTAGTAGGACACCGACACGGCCTGGTGGTATATCTGGCACGTGTTGGTGATCTGACTCCGGACGTAGGTGTCCGGGGTCGGCGCCGTGAGCGAGTCGTTCTCGGAGTAGGCCGGCTGCGCGGCCGCCTCCAGAGAGTAGGGCTGGCTCATCTCGTACTCCATCTGGCTTACGAGGCGAGCGCCGTTACCCCCCTGGTTCAGTCCGCCGATCATGTTCAGAAACGGCGTCTGGGTCTGGCCCGCCAGAAACAGCGGACCTACGTAGTTGGGACAATTCCACGCGGTTGTGGCTGCCCCGGTAGCGTTTGCCATCTCACTTCTCCTTGTCGAGGAACTTGCGGTTGGTCAACGCGATGACCTCTGCCACATTCCCCGCAGCCTGAGCTTCTTCGATCTGCTGATCGATCGTCTTCTCCGGCGGCTGTCCGCCGGTCCCCGCGCCGCCGTCTCCTTTGCCCGGGAATGCTTTGGCGCGAAGCTCCGGGTTTGCCTCCAAGAACTCGGTCACAACTGTTTCCAGTTGGTCCGCATCCTCGGGGTAGTCGATCAGCTTGAGCGCGAGCGAAGGCTTGGCGAACCCCGCCGCCGTAGCGGCCTCCAGGACCGCCCTGCTCTTCTTCTCTGCTTCGAGCGCCGCCTTGGCGCTTTCGGCGTCCTTGGTTGCCTTGGCCGCTGTCTCCTGCGCCTTCTCGAGCTCGGACTTTTGGGCGTCCTCGATAGCCTTGAGTCTTGCCTCGAGTTCGTCGGCGCGCTTCTTCTCGGCTTTGGCGGCCTTGCTCACTTCGTCGAGTCGGCTCTTGGGGATCATGTGCTCCTGCGGCTCCGTCTTTTTCGCCTCGGCAGGCGGGGCAGGAGGCGTCTCTTCTGTTGAGGCTGCGGGTGTTCCGGTTGCTTCGGTCATCTGAACTGCTCCTTTCGAGTTTTACGTCCTACGCGACGCGGGGCATAAAGAAAGGCACCCCATCTGAGGTGCCTTGATGAAGCCTATGCGATTTGAGTCCTACTTGATGTCGTCGACAACGTCCGACAAGAACGATACCGCCTGCCTCCACCAGGCCTGGCGCTCGCCTCCTGTCTCCGGGATAAGGCGCTCGGTGATGTCTTCGAGCACGAGTCTGTACGCCCTCACGAGACCGTCGTCGGTCTCTGCCGGCTTCTTTCCCTGCTTCTTCGGCTTCATTTCGCTCCCTTCTTCACCCGGCTCATGTATTCGTCGATCAGCTGATACGCGATATGTTGCACACCGTAGGCGGTCGACTCCTCAGATGGGTTCTTGTCGCCTATCGACCGGCAGTGTGCCTCCCACACATGAACGGCTTCATGGACCAGCAGCCCGCACATGGCAGGCACGTCATCCGTCGGGTCAACGCAGACCGCGCACACCATGTCGTCCTTGGCGTTCTCGAAGATGTGTGTGGTACCGTTGGCGTCATCCGACCCGTGGTAGTCGTCTGGTTCGATCTTGAGGTGCTTGCAGACTGCAGCGTACTCTTCTTCGCTCGTGCAGAGAGTCAGGTACGGCCCGATCATCAATGAGCGTGCCAACCATTTCGGCTTCAAGCGGAGCCCTTTCCCTTGATGGACACAGCTTTGCCGGAGTGTGTCAGTGGCAGCTCGTTGACCGGCGTCGAGAGACCCTCGACGTAGGGAATCTCGTGTCAGCCGCATCCGATGGTTTCCTTGAGTGGTGCCGCCGGGTCTCTTGGGTACATCAGACCGTTGGAGAACGCCTCATTGACCCCTGCGATCTCGCCGTGCATCATCTGGTGTCTTTCTCTCGGGTGCTGCGAAATGTGATCGTAGAGCCACTGGTGCTTTATCCGATCTCCCAGTGTGTCGTGAGCCTGCTGCATGGATGCATGACCGGCCATCGAGTAGGCCCTGCCGATCTCATGCCTGGCGATCATCTCGGCTCTCGTGGCGATCTTGCCGAACACCGACGGGCTCTTCAGGCTGCGCCCGATCTCGGCAAGGATGTCCATCGGAGGTTTTTCGCCCAGCACTCCAAGCCTCAATGTGTTTGTGATCTTCGTCCTAGCTTCGTCGGCGAGGTTCGTCACGTACTCGGCGCTGATCTGTTTGGCCACTCTGAGCTGATTGGCGTCAAGACCAGACACGGCCACGTCCAGACCCCCGGCCCTCAGTGGCCCCGCCACGAGGTTCTTGCCGAGCCCGGCTGCCTCACTATCGCCCGCAAGCACGACCTCGGACAGCCCCGCTTCGAGTTCGGCGATCCGGCTCTTGACGATCCGCTCCAGCTCGGCCAGCCTCCAGACCTCAAAACCCTTTGCTCTCGCGAGGTCTGCTACGAGATCAGACTGGAGCCCTTTCAGAACCTCCAGCGCGTCCCTGGCCACCGAATCCGGCAGGCGGTTCGCCTTCGCCACTATCTCTGCCAGCTTCCTGGCGAATGCCTGTGAGCTCACCCGGCTCCTCCTTGGCAATCTTCGTGGCCTCTTCGGCCGCCGATATGTCCAGATCCACAGCAGCCGACAGGACCTTGGCGACAGCCTCTCGCGCAGTCTCCTCCGAGACGTAGCCATTATCCTTGGCCATCGCGATCGCGCCGATAACCGCAGCCGCACCTTGACCAGAGGACCACTCGTCGGGGGGAGAAGGCGGAGCCCACACGGCCTCAAGTATCCCGGGGTCGGCGCCGGCCATTCGGCAGGCCAAAGACATCGCGTCTTCCCATGCGTTGCCGAAGGTCTCTTGGCTCGATACCACATCAGCTACGAGAGGCGCTTCCAGGCGCTGCAGAGCCACGCCCGCCGGCGGGGTATCGGACCCCTCCAGCATGTACAGGGGCGTCTTTGTAGAGCGCGCCACCGATTGCACGCCCTGGCGGATTGAATCCAAGAACTGCGACAGATCAGCGCCCTCGAACGTTCCTGCGGTCGCGCCTTTATCTGGGAAACCCCACACTCTCTGAGGGCCGTAACTGACGCTCTCGATCTTGACCTCGGCACCCAGGATGTACTTCTGCGGGATCACGGACATATCCGCAGCCCCCGCCAGCCGCGCCCAGAACATGTTTATCATGCGCTGCAACGGAATGGCGGGCTTCATGCGTGATGTAGTCGACAGGTACGGGAAGTCGAAGACCGGCACTTCTTCCCACGGGTTTGGCACCGGCCAGGCTTCGCCTTCGATCTGGTATTTGTCCCACTTGACAATCTGCGTCGTCAGCCCGCCGATGGTCATTCCCTGATCCGGCGAGAAGTACTTCTCAATTCGGTCTGGGAAGTACACGTTGAGGCGGACGATGCTGTTTCCCCCGCCGTCCGTATCATCCCAACGCTTGACCGCATAAAGCTTGCGCCTCAGTGGCGCCGCCGGGTCGTAGGCTACCCTGACGGCCTCCGGCGGGTTGAAGTCAATGTCGACCCCACCCTCAGTGTTAGGCCAGACGATGAGCGACGCCTCGCCCTTCTTGTAGGCGTTCACATGGATCAGGTTTTGGACGTGCCCGAGCCTATTGACACGCCACAGCTCGTCAATGACCTTACCCGCCTTCTTTTTGGCGGGGTTGAATCCCTTGAGCGTGGTTCTGTCGGATGCCGCATCGACCACCGGCCGGCAGACGTTGTCGGCGAAGCCCTTGAAGGCATCTTCGCCAAAGACCGTCTTGAACGTTTCGGTGATGAACGAGTCGTCACATTCAGTCTCGTAGAGGTCCTGGCACAGCCTGAAGGTCTCTTTGCGAGCGACCAGTGCATCCAGTTCGGATGAGATGCGCGAATACAGAATCGGGTCCAAGCGGACCTCCTTAGACTTAGAGAAAGACGGGCGCGCCCTTGCTTTTCGCAAAGAGCATAGCGACCATGTCGCCTTCGTCCGGGCTCCTGCCGAGGCGTTTCTTGAAGTCCTCTTTGGGCTCTAGGACGATCTGGCCCCGCGAGTTGACCTTGTATTTGCGCCCAGCGAGATCGGCAGCGAGCTTCTGTGACGGAGGAAGGTCAATCGGGTCTGCGTTGGTCGGGTCAAGCAGCTCCCTCAGATGCCAGTGCCATTCAGTCGCTCTGTTCGCGAAGCGTTTCTCGTCAATCGCTTTCTCGCCGGCGCTCATTTCGACGACTGGATATTGCTGCTCTTTGAGCCTGTCGACGACTCCTGCGCCGAGCCCCACCACGTCGATCTTGTAGGCCCCTGGGTTGTCGTCTCTGCCGACGTCAATCACGTCGCCAGTCGTCTGCATGGTGTCGCGTTTGGCTGTGACTCGCGATATCTCGCAGTGATTACCCCACCGCTTCCCGATCACGGTCTGGTCTGAGCCAAAGCGAGCGATATCTGCTGCCAACTCTACGGGCTCCCCCTTGGCGACCGTCCGTCCTTGCGCAGCCTCTATCCAAGGCAGAGGGATGATGCTGTCTTCTCCGATATCGGGGAACTGACCTAGAACCTTTGCCTGCCACAGCGGGCTCGACGCGTCGCGGCCCCATTCCGCCCACATCTTCGCAACCCATGCGGGAGTCACGAGCGCCGGGACCGGTAGCTCTCCTGTGATCTTAGCTTGCCAGGTGTCGTTGATGATGTCGGCTTCGGTGATTCCGAATGCCGTGAAGTTGGGTGTCTCGAAAGCTGAAATCGAAATGCAGTTATACAGGTCCCTGCGTGAGTTGTGCGACTCGTAGAACCACCCGGCCGAAGAGGTGGGGTTTCCTATCGCCAACAGTCTCGCGTGCTCCGACGTCAGAATCCCATCGATGCCCTCTTTGATCGTCTCGCTGATGCCGGCCGCTTCGTCTGCTATGACCAGAAGGTGAGGCGAGTGCCAGCCCTGGAAGGAATCGGAGTCAGTGTCCTTGGACGCGAAGCCTATCGCGAACCACTCGTCGGCGACTTCGATCTTGGCCTCAACAGGAAGAATTCTCCCCGGCGGGTTCGGGTGCTTGCGTCTCCCTGCGCGTATCTCTCTCCACAGAAGCTCGACAACCTGCCGACCGGTAGGCGCGGTTGTGACGACCTTGCATGACGGTGCGTATGCTTCGAGATATTCGAGCGCAATCCTCGCCGCCACATACGTCTTTCCGGGACCGTGACACGACCTGACGGACGTCGCCGGATTGTCCTTGACCGATTCGACTATCTCGCGCTGCTTGGACCACAGCGGCGAGGCAAGAGTGTCCTCGATGTAGACGCAGGGATCTTCTCTAGCTCTTTTCCTCCGCGCCAGAACCTTCTCGATCTCGTCGAGCTGCGACTCGATCTGGGAGAGAGCCGTTTGAGTTTGCAAGCTCTTGCGCCCTCCTTGCAGCCTCCGCAGCCTTGATTTTCAACTGCTCCTCAGTCATCGCGGAGAAGTCGTTGATGTTGAGGTCGACCGTCGCATTGATGCGACTGGTTCGCATCTCTGGGTTCGTCAGCTTCTCGTAGGTCTCGAAGATCGACGCGAGCTTGCCGGCGACCGCCGCGACAGGTTGCGCCATTGCCGCTTGCTGCACCCAGCTCTGCTTTGTCCAGAACGCCAGGATCGCGGCCAACAGGTATGCGGTCTGCTCCATGACCTCCAGCCGCTCGTGCTTGTGCGCTTCCTCGAGCTCCTCGGCTATCAGAGCGCTCCGGTACTTGGAGTAGAGCCCGTGCTTGGTCGGCGTCATGCCTCCGTGTACACGGCACTTGTCGCGCCCTTTGATGGCTGGCGCCCGGCACTGTTGTCCTGTCCGCTTGGCCGTTGCCGTGCATTGAGCCATTGAGGTCTCACCGCCCTTGCGGCTAATGAGGTATCGAGTAGAGGGGTCGGGGCCCCGCACGCCTGGATAACGCACGGAGCCCCTCGGCACGGGGTCAAAGCGCGCCGAAATCTCTCAGACAATACGAAGAAGCCCCGCGCGTGGCGAGGCCTTCAAAGAGATACCAATTCCAGCCTGAAGTTTGCACTGCTTGACTTTTTCTGTCAAGCGGTGGTTTCCGCCTTCTTCCGTGCTGCTCGCATCCCGCGCTTTTCTTGCCGGCTCAGCTTACCCCGCGTCGCCTCTTCAATCTCCTGGTTGGCCTTCGCCAACTCAGCATATTTGGTCTGCACGCTCTGGAAGCGTCCGCAGAGGCGCGCGACCTGTTCGTCCAGCCACTGCTCGACGTCGGCCAGTTTGGCATCAAGGTCATCCAAGACCTTTTCGGCCTTCTCGTTGCAACGCGGGATCTGGTCCAGCTCCGACAGTAAGGCGGCTCTGAGTGCCGCCAGCTCCGGCGATTCCGGTTCGGTGCATTCGGTCATTTTGGGCTTCGGCTGGAGAGAGGGGTCGTCCACCGGCAAGATGATCTGTGGATGCTGAAGGTCATCTCGCATCGCCCAGAACAGACGCAGGTCGTCGACCATCGGCTCGATCTGTAACGCCCTGGCGATGATTGAGCCAATACGCGCCTCGTAGATGCGGCTACACTTTCCCACGGCTCCCCTCCCTCGCAGTCCTCATCCCCAACCGGACAATCGCTGTTAGGCATTCGCACTTTCTGCACTTCGACGAGCGGACGTAGACACGGCCACCACAGCGGCGGATGCAGTCACTTGCCAGTGCGATGTCGCTCATTCCTTCTCCGCGATCTCTTGGAGCTTGTCGTACAAACTGCAGAGAGTGCGCTGCGATATCGGCCGTCGACCGAACAAGTACAGTCCGTCCCTCGCCTCTTCCGGCGTCAACTCGACGTGTAGGTCGAGGGGGTACATCTTCGGGATTTTGGCGAGGCCGTCCTTCAGCAGGGCAGCCAACTTGTGGGTGATTCCTGGTGGTAGCTCATCTACGCAACGCACCCAGTACTCCAAGTCATACCTCTCCCCCGTGATCTCACCCTCGATCTTGATTGTCACTTCGCTCATGTCGTCTCCTCCCACCACCACAGCACTTCAGTCGGCGTGTCTTCCTCACACACAACCTCTACGCAGCCGCATCGCTGACAGGTTCGCCGTACCCCTTCCGTGCGTGGCGGCGCGCTCCACGGAGGTCGCCACTTGTGGCCTATCAGCCAACATAGGAACTCCCTCATGTCGTTTCCTCCTCCTTGATCGCAAACCAATTGCCCTGCGAATCCCTGAGAACTTTCCGCCCACAACGAGGGCAATGGCCCCACCAGGAAAAACCGTCAAAGACGCCGTCTCCAGGTCGATGGTGCCAGCCGAGAACATCGCAGAACAGCCTGCGTTTCCATGTCGGCGTCATGTCGTCTCCTCTTTGTGTTTCTGCCAGGCGGCTTCAGCTGCCTCTCGACGTCCCTGAGCGCAGCGGCTT